CTTCATTTAGTGGATCACCATTACCAGCTACTGATAGTTTAGTACTTGGTAGAGATGGTGCTGCTCCAAGAAATGCAGATCATATTAACGGTTATAATGAGTTCAAAAGTGCTGAAGACGTTGATGTTTCACTAATATTAGGTGGAGACAATAACGGAACAGTTGTTGAACATATCATAGGTAATATTTGTGAGTCAAGAAAAGACTGTATTGTAGTTATATCACCGGAAAGAGGTGATGTTGTTGCTAACGATAGTTATTCAGGTAAACAAGCTGAAGATGTTGTAGCATACAGAGATACACTCACATCTACAAGTTATGCTGTCATGGATGCTGGTTGGAAATATCAGTATGACAAATATAACGACATTCAAAGATATGTACCAGCAAATGGAGATACAGCGGGTCTAATGGTTAGAACAGATCTAACAAGGGATCCTTGGTATTCACCAGCTGGATTTAACAGAGGTATCATGAAGAATGTAACTAGATTAGCTTTCAATCCAAACAAAGCTGAAAGAGACCTACTTTATAAGAATGGTGTCAACCCTGTTGTAACATTCCCAGGTCAAGGAACAGTATTGTTTGGTGATAAAACATTGTTAGCTAAGCCAAGTGCATTTGATAGAATAAACGTAAGAAGATTGTTTATTGTTCTTGAAAAAGCAATATCAACTGCTGCTAAGTTTACTCTATTTGAATTCAATGATGCTTTCACAAGATCACAGTTTGTGAATTTAGTAGATCCATTCTTGAGAGATGTTCAAGCAAGAAGAGGTATCCAAGACTTTAGAGTAGTCTGTGATGAAACTAATAACACACCAGAGGTTATTGATCGTAACGAGTTTATTGGAGACATTTACATTAAGCCAGCAAGATCAATCAACTTCATTCAACTGAACTTTATTGCAGTGAGAACTGGTGTTGAGTTTAGTGAAATAGTTGGTCAATTTTAAGTATAAATAAGAGTAGGAGAAAAACAAAATGGCTTTTAACATAAACTTATTCGCAGGTGCTCTTAAATTTGGTGGTGCTAGACCATCCCTGTTTCAGGTAAACATTACTAACCCAGCAAACAGTGCTGCTGATATCCAAGTGCCTTTCTTAGTAAGGGCTGCTCAGATACCAGCTGCTACACTAGGTATCAATGATGTTCCATATTTTGGAAGACAGTTGAGAATTGCTGGAAATAGAACATTCGCAGATTGGACAGTAACAGTCATCAATGATGAGGACTTTGCAATAAGAAATGCAATGGAACAATGGTCTAATACTATTAATAGTTTTCAAGGGAACCTTAGAAACTTTGGTGCTTCGTCACCTACACTATATAAGTCAAATGCTCAAGTTACACAGTTTAGTAAAACTGGAGTACCATTGAGAGTCTATAACTTTGTTGGTATATTTCCAACTGAGGTTGCTGCTATCGAGATGGACTGGGCTGCTGATGCTGTCAGTGAATTCACAGTTACTTTCACATACGATTATTGGGAAGTTTCTGGAGGAATTACTGGTCAAGCTGGCGGTAACTAGTATTATTGATTGAAAAAAAGTATTGACCTATAAATAGAATTGTAGTACAATACTAAAGGATAGTCATGGCAATAGATTTATTTGGCTTTACTATAGGCCGAAAAGCAGAGATAGAGAAATTAAAAAACGACAATCTCAAGTCGTTTGTTCCACCACAGGATAGTGACGGTGCGCTAGAAATAGCGCCCGGTGGTGTTTATGGAACATATGTAGATTTAGAAGGCACTGCAAAGTCAGAAGCAGAGCTTGTTACCAGATACAGAGAAATGTCAACTCAGCCAGAAGCCGATCTGGCTATTGACGATATTGTTAATGAAGCAATAGTCTATAATGAAAAAGATCCAGCAGTAAGTATTGTATTAGATGATCTCAAAGCAAGTGTTGGAATCAAAAATAGAATAAGAGAAGAATTTGATAAAGTATTAAGATTACTGCACTTTACGACTAATGCTTATGATATTTTCAGAAGATGGTATATTGATGGGAGATTATATTATCATGTTGTTATTGATGAAAAGAAACCAAGAGATGGTATTCAAGAACTTAGACAAGTTGATCCAAGAAAGATAAGAAAAGTTAAACAAGCTATTAAGTCTAAAGACGATAAGATGAATGCTATTCTTACAAAAGGATATCTTGAATATTACATTTATCATCCTAGAGGTATTAGTAGAAGTAATCAAGGATTAAAGATTAGTAAAGATAGTGTTATCTTTTGTCATACAGGATTATTAGATAACAGAATGGCCATGATACTTGGTCATTTACATAAAGCTATCAAACCATTAAACCAACTAAGAATGTTAGAAGATGCAACTGTTATCTATAGATTAGCAAGAGCACCTGAAAGAAGAATATTTTATATTGATGTTGGTAATCTTCCTAAAATGAAAGCTGAACAATATCTTAGAGATATGATGGTTAAG